AACAACGAAATCATGCTTTAATTTAGGCATGGTTTCAAAGAATTTGGATATTTTTTTAAATTGAGTCTGAGTTAGACTCTCTACAAAGGATGTAAGTTCTTTCTTACTACACTCTGTAGATTCAGTAACCTCTTCGCCATCAAATATTTGGTCTATAGAGTTTAATATAATCTCCATACCATCAAGTTCTTTATCACCCAAAAACCCAACGTCTATAAAATGAGTAAGACTAGGATATTTCATAATAACACCAACTGTCTTATTGATCATAATCTTTTCAGTATGACCCTTTGGTTTATGAACCTGAACATCATTGATATTAATAGTATGAGAAACCTTAGTCTTACCATCATCCGAACATGTAACATTCAAAGTAATCTCTTCACCAACAGAGGCAGCACGAATTTTTAAGAAAACATACTCTAAATCAAAACTAGGTAAATCTTCAATCTTTATACGAGTGGTAACACAAGCATTTAACACGTCTATAAGTGCCTGTGTTATTTGCTTTTCATCCTTGGAATCTAGTGCAATAAGGAGTATCTTCTCTTCCTTAACTAGAAATGGACGGTATTTAATCTTTTTACCGCTTGATGGTAGTTCCAATTCATAGGTTGGTGCGGTAACCTGTGGTAAAGCCATAATATGATTTTCTTTTATTTATGCTACTTTTAGGTCGTTATACTTGACGAAATGCTTGGTATAGTGGAAGTTAGCAGTAACTTTAACTAACTGATCCATACCAAATGATAGAGGAACAGAATCCACTGAATAAGGATATGCTTCTTGTATGATATGTGCTTGAGACACTCTACCTATTTCACTAGTAGGACCCCTCTCTGCTTTAAAAATTTCAATCTTTGTAGTGTAATCTTTAGGAAACCTTAGTCTAGTAGGTCTATTTCTGGATTTGACGTTTGTTTGATTGTAATATCCATCAGCATCATATAAACTTCCTTCTCCATCAAATTCACCAAAGATGAACTGCCACCATGCTTGTACAAACTTATATGGTTCCATATTAGCATCAGCCATCCATGATAAGGACAGATCTGTATACATCTTAGTATGTGCGTATGATACAGATCCCTCTCCTTGATACTTACCATTTATTTGTCCAGTCTGTGCCTGAGATGGTGGTAGAGCTGCTTCATCACAAAACTCTTGCCATAAAGGTTTATTTTCCACCTCAATACCACATGTTTTTAAATGGGATTTTAACGCATCAGGCAATTCAAAACGGACGGCAAATCCAGTGGATTTTGCCATTCCACCCCTTTTCGCCATTTGTGAAACGTATTCTGAGATCATCTTGATCTAAATAATTAGAGAATTCCTATATTATATATGGCTTATTCTGGGAAGTATAAACCACGCAATCCCAAAAAATATAAAGGTGATCCAACAAAGATCATATATCGATCACTGTGGGAACGAAAATTTATGAATTTCTGTGATACCAAACCATCTGTTACTAAATGGGCAAGTGAAGAGATATTTATACCATACAGATCACCTAAAGATGGTAAAATTCATAGATATTACCCAGATTTCTATATGAAAACTGGTGGTAAGGAAAGTATCATAGAAATAAAACCATTAAAGCAATGCTCTCCACCAAAGGAACCAAAAAGAAAGACTGCTAGGTATAAAGCAGAATGTCTAACATATCTTGTTAACCAAGCAAAATGGAAATATGCTAAAAAATGGTGCAAGGCAAGGGGTTTATCATTTGTCGTACTCACGGAGAAAGACTTAAATGTCTGAGACTTTATTCGAGACAATTAAAGAACGAGCAGGTAGCGAACCAAGATCAGTTGGTTGGTATAGGAAACAACTGCGATATTTATCTTCGGAATACCACAACAAACCAATAACACAACTGCTATCAAATGAGAATGCTGATGATAAACAAGATGAAATGTTCCAAGACACAAACGAATCAAGAAAAACAGTTAGAAAGGGTCATTTCTACTTATTTGAATACAAGGCATCAACAAAATGGTTGAAATGGTATGATACCTATCCTCTAGTATATGTGGTAGATAGATCCGAAGATCACTTCATAGGGTGTAATTTTCATTACATCAACCCAAAATTCAGACTAAAGATAATAGAGAATCTAATAGCAAATGATACACTTGTCGTTCCCAAGGGTTCCTTCCATAAATACCTAATAGAAAATGTAAAAAGTGGTCGTTATCTAGACTTAGGTGTAGATGAATGGATGACTGCTATTATGATACCTATAGACAATTTCGTCTATATAAAAAACGATAAGCAGTTTAGCGTTCGTAAAAGTGATGTTTGGGATGACTCCTATAGAAATAGGAAGAGAACTATACGAATTAAACGCACACTAGAATCATACTAATATGGCCACACAAGATATTGGATTAGACCTAAAAAAGATGTCTGCGGATAGATCTACCCTTAGATATCCAGCAGATATGGCAATAGCTTCTGATACTGACTATATTCAATTTGATTTCTTTGAGTATGCACCACCTATGCTTACTAAGGGAAGTGGGTTAAATAAACAGACTGTAGAAGATTTAACAAATACAGAATCACTTAGTAATGTTTTATCAGGAAATATTGGTAAGGGAATTAATGACTTTAGGGCAGGTGTAGGTTACAATCAATTAAAAACAAAGATTGATGGTGAAGATAATGAAATTGATGGTAACTTTTCAAGAAGGGCAATACAACACAATCATTCAACAGGTAAAAAACAACAAATACCATCAATTCAACTATACATGCCTCAAGATGTAAGTACTTCATTTGCTGCATCATGGGGTGGTAAAGAATTTGGTAGTGCTGCTGCTGGAATATTAGGTGCTATTGGTGGAAATGCTGAAAATGCAATAATAGAAGGAGTAAAAAGTATACCTGCTGGTGTGGTTGGACTTACAAGTGATCTGATGTCGAAAATGCTATCAGGAGCTAACCAACAGTTAAGTCAAAACGATGTTCTTGGTTCTACCAGTGCTGTTATTAAAAACCCAATGGTAGAACTATTATTTGGTGGTCCTAAGACACGTAATATTGGATTTAAGTTTAAGATGTCTGCTAGGGATGAGCAAGAAGCAGAGCAAATTCATCAAATATGCCACATATTTAAAATGGAACTATTACCATCATTCGGTAATGCTCAAGGTGATGGAAAGAATGCTAGTGGTAGTAGTAAATTTACCAACTTCATTAAGATACCAGATTTGGTCAGAATGAAATTAATGAATGGTGTTAGGTTGCATCCATACCTATCACAATATAAAGGTTTAGCATTAACAAACGTAGATATCAACTACACACCAGATGGTTCTTATTCAACATATATGGGTGGATATCCATCTGCAGTAGAACTATCAATCCAAATGGTAGAAACAAAGATCGTATACAAAGAAGATCTACAACAAGACAGAAACTGGAGTTACTAATGTATTTCTCAATATTACCAAATCTAAAATACGACAAGAAGCAACAGAGCTTTCCTTTTTCTAGTTCTGACTATATCTTAGTAAAGAACTTCTTTAGAAGATTTCAAGTAAATCCTGATATATTTGATTATTCTGTTTTCTACAATAAAATGGTTGTAGAGAACAATCATAGAATAGAGCAAGTTGCTGATGAAGTATATGGTAGCACTGGTCTAGATTGGGTTGTTGCAATAACAAATGATATTATCAATATAAATCAAGATTGGCCAGTTTCTGACTATTCATTGCAAAAATGGGTTGAAAGTCAATATAGCGATCCATACTCAACTATCCGATATTATGAAATTAAAGAAGATGTAAAAAATAGCAATGGAACGGTATTTTTGAAAAAAGGGCAAAAAGTCGATAAAACCTTCTATGACGGTAATTTCAAGTATAACAACGAAGACGTAAATAACTCAGTTTCAACAATTACTGGAAATTCCATAAGTCAAGGTATTTCAATATTTGACGATGAGACTAGAAAGAACGATGCAAAGCGAGAGATCTATATTATCAAAAGTCAATTTATTAAACCATTAATAGCGGACCTAAAAAAACAGAGCACCTATAATAAGTGCTCTGCGTTTGTTTCCAAGAAAGTCAAAGAAACTTTAGTTTAGATCGACTTTTTTAGTCAATTTTAGTCGGGAAATTTTTTCCCAAATTATCATAATCAAAAAGTCATTTTTCACACCTTAGAATTGCTTCGGATGAGTTACAACGTCACCGTGTATCTCACCGATATCATCTATGTGTGCATGATCTATGTCCACATGCAGACCCTTTTCATAGAAGTCTGCGATTCTTTCCAATGCATTTGCAATGCGTACTAGTTCGTCACTCATTTAGTCTTCGTTTGCTAAAGCAGCGAAGTAACTCAATGCATCATCATCATCGGCCACTGGCGATGGTTCACTCTTAGTATTAAACTTAGGAGCAGATGATACTGCTGCGACTTTTTCAACTGGAACAGGAACTTCTGCTTCCTCTCTGTAAACAGGAGCAGCAGGAGCACTATTCAAAACTAGATTTAGTCTTGCTTGTAACTCTTCGTATGTTTTGAACTGGTCTGGTGTTGTGAAAGCTCTGAGACTGTGTTCCTTTTTATAAATGGCTTCCAATTCAGAGTCATCTGAACTAAGAGCACTAGGACTATCAAACTCACTACTATCATAATTCCAGAATCCAGCAACTGTCTTGATCTTTAACTTAAAGTTTGCACCTTCCCAAAGATCAAAGACATCAACTGGTGTTTCATC